AAGAAGACGTCCGTGGGCACGATCTGCGCAAGCTGCAAAGAGGCGCGGGAGACGAGGAAGGTGATGAAGAGGGTGGCAGCGTGAAGGCCCGCATCCTCGCCCTGGGTCGCCTCAAGACCGGCCAGCGCAACAAGACCGAAGCGAGCTACGAGGCGCTGCTATCCGCGCGGCAGCACGCCGGGGAGGTGGCCTGGTTCCGCTTCGAGGGCCTGAAGCTGCGCCTCGCCGACAACACGTTCTACACCCCTGACTTCGCCGTGATGCGCGCCGATGGGCAGATCGAGTGCCACGAGGTGAAAGGGCACTGGATGGATGACGCGCGGGCAAAGATCAAGATCGCCGCCGAGATGTACCCGTTCCGCTTCCTGGCTGTTCGCCCGAAGGCCAAGCGCGATGGCGGCGGATGGGATGTCGAGGTGTTCGAGTGATCTGCGCCCACTGCCGCCGCCCGCTCAAGCACCCCGCCGCCCGCATCGGCCGGCTGTGCTTCGGCCCGGTGTGCGCGCGCTCGCTCGGGCTGCTGGCGCCGCCTTCGGTGCGGCACGCGGTGTGCGATGTGCGCAGCAGGGTCGAGCGCGATGACAGGACGCCGGATCTGTTCGAGGGGGCCCGCGCATGAGCGACTGGGAGCGCTGGCAGAGCCGTGATCCGCTCGAGGTGCTGATGCGCCGGGGCGAAGACTGCACGAACTGCCGCCACATCAAGGCCTGGGACATCCACGGCAAGACGCTGCAGGCCTGCGACAAGGGCAGGGAAATGGGCAAGCGCTGCGAACACTGGCGGCACAAGAACGCACCGAAGGAGAAGGCATGAGCGGCAAACTGGATCGTGGGTTTCATGGCGTGGGCGATGCGCTGCGGTGGGCGCTGCAGACGGTCTCGCGCGATGCGCACCGGTGCCTGCTGCTGCAAGGGGCGGGGCACGACTACGGCGAGCTCACCATGCTCGAGGTCCGCGGTCAGGCGGCGATCATCGTCCGCGACATGCTGCAACTGCCGCGCGATCAGAGCATGGCGCTCTTGCTCGCGCATGCGCCGTGGCCCCGGGCCGACCTGGCGCTGGTCGCCGAGGATATGGCCGAGGTGATCCGGCATGAGCTCGGGCACGGCTACGGGGGCAGGGCGGTGGAGCTCGCCTGTATGCGGGCGCAGAAGCTGCCGACGACGGGCTATCGCACGATCGCCCGCGAGGACTGTGGCGACGCCAACACGCGCCGAGGCCGGGACATCGTGCGCGAGGTGATGGGTGTGTTCGACCTGATCCGCCAGCGCGGTGAGGAACGGCTGTACGACGTGCTGCTGCGCAAAGGCCTGCTTGCGGTGTCGGCGCGGGAGGATACGGTGCGGGTGATCCAGGGCGGAAAGGCGCGGATAGTGCGCATTTGAGGCTTGCGCTCCCCGTAACACCACTGGTACGATTCAGGCACTTTCAAGTCAGTCCGTCCAGAGCCCGCGCAAGCGGGCTTTGTCGTTTCTGCCTTGCGCGTGCCGATCATCGATCAACTGGTTCTGGAACAGCCTGGCGCGTGCGAGGCGCCCGAGATCGCGACGCCCCGCCAAGGAGGTGATCTGCATCTGCGCCGGAAGGGCGAATTGCCGGCGAGCCGAGAAGGCTCAGGCGCCGTGATGGCGATGTGATCCCGCAGCTGGACGACGAACAACGCAACGAGGCCATGACCGACAAGAAGCTGACACCCGACTGGGAGCGCATCGAGCTCGACTATCGGGCGGGGGTGAAAACCCTGCGGCAAATTGCGGAAGAGCATGGCATTACGCACGGCGCGATCAACAAGCGCGCCAAGCGCGACGAATGGGTGCGAGACCTCTCCGCGAAGATCGCAGCGAAAGCCGATGAACTGGTATCCAAGGCGGCGGTATCCATCTCGGTATCCAAGCCGAGCGCAACAGAGCGTGACGTCGTCGCGGCAAATGCGCAGATCCAGGCCGATGCGGTTTTGGCGCAGCGCGAGGACGTTCGCCGCGGCCGCCGCCTGGTCATGTCACTGTTCGAGGAACTCGAGCACGAGACCGAGCACCGCGACCTGTACCTGCAGCTCGGCAAGCTGATGCAGTCGCCCGACGATGCTGGCGCGGACAAGCTCAACGAGCTCTACCGCAAGGTGATCTCGCTGCCGCAGCGCATCGACGGCGCGCGCAAGCTCTCGGAGTCGCTGCGCATCCAGATCGAACTGGAGCGCAAGGTGCTCAACATCGATGAGCGCGCCCCGGTGAAGCCTGAAACCGAACTGGCAGACGAGGAGCTGGAAGCGAAGCTGTCGCGCCTGCTTGCGAAGGCTGGCGCCTGATCGATGGACGTTTCCCGGCTGACGCCAGCCGAGCAGCGCGAACTGCTGACGCTACTCGAGGAGCGAGCGCGGCGGGCATCGCGGCGCAAGCTCTTCACGCTGTACCCCGATGAGGGTCCGCTGCGGCGCGCGCTGTACCCGAAGCACCTGGAGTTCTTCGCGGCGGGCGCCACGTACCGCGAGCGCTGCTTCATGGCGGCGAACCGGATCGGCAAGAGCTACGGAGCCGGCGGGTTCGAGACCGCGCTGCACCTGACCGGGCGGTATCCGGCCTGGTGGAAGGGGCGCAGGTTTGATGTGCCGGTCGAGTTCTGGGCGGCCGGGAAGACGAACGAGACAACGCGCGACATCGTGCAGCACATCCTGCTGGGCGACATCGAATACGACGGGCCGAACAAGCGATTCGCCGGCACCGGGCTGATTCCGGGCGAAGACATCGGGTCGACGACCTGGAAGCAGGGCGTGCAGAACCTCGCCGACACGGTGAAGGTGAAGCACATATCGGGCGGATGGTCATTGCTGGGCCTGAAGGCTTACCAGCAGGGCCGCGGGGCCTTCGAGGGCACGGCCAAGCATGGGATCTGGCTCGACGAGGAGCCGCCGGCCGAGATCTACGGCGAGTGCCTGATCCGCACGGCCACGACGAGCGGGCTGCTGTACCTGACTTTCACGCCGCTCGACGGGATGAGCGAGACGGTGATGAGCTTCCTGCCCAAGGACTTTCAGACGCTGCTCGAGGGCGCAGCCAGTGCCTGAGATTACACCGTCAAAGTACCTGGTGATGGCGGGCTGGCACGACGTGCCGCACCTTGACGAGAAGACCAAGCGCGAGCTGTGGGACTCGACGCCCGAGTACCAGCGCAAGGCGCGCTCGATGGGCATTCCGAGCCTGGGAAGCGGCGCGATCTTTCCGCTCGATGAGGCCTCGATCAAGGTCGATCCTTTCCCGCTGCCGGCGCACTGGCCGCGGATCGCTGGCATGGACTTCGGCTGGGATCATCCGACTGCAGCGAGTTGGCTTGCGTATGACCGCGACACCGACGTGGTGTATCTGACCGACTGCTACGCCGCGAGCAAGACGCTGATCCCGGTGCACGCGTCGGCGATCAAGGCGCGCGGGCAGTGGATTCCGATGGCTTGGCCGCACGACGGCTATCAAGTCAAGGATGCGATGAGCGGCGATCAACTCGCCGTGCAGTACCGAAATGAAGGCCTGAACATGCTGCAGATGCACGCGCAGTTCGAGCCTTCCGGGATGGATGGTGGCGAGGAAAAGCGCTCGCTGGTCTCTGTGGAGGCGGGCCTGCAGGAAATGCTCACGCGGATGCAGACCGGCCGGTTCCGGGTTTTCAGCACGCTGACCGAGTGGTTTGAAGAGTTCCGGCTGTACCGGAGAGAAAAAGGAGTGGTGGTGAAAGAGTTCGACGACCGAATCTGTAGCACGCGCTATGCGCTGATGATGCTGCGGTTCGCGATCACTGAGCCGGTTGCGCAGGCGTCCGAAGTGGCGCGCGCTCGCCGCCCCGTTTCCGCATTCTGAGCCCCGACCCTATGACCGCGATCACCGCAACCCTGTCCGCCCCGGAAGAGGCGCTCGAGGATGTCGCCAGCGCGATCGCGCCCGCCGATGGTCGCATGAGCGCGGCCGAGCTCGGCAAGATCCTGATGGACGTGCGTGAGCAGCCCGATTGGCGCCATGAGGCCGACGTCGATGCAGCCTACCGCGATGGCGCGCAGTTCACCGCCGAGCAGCTGCAGGCGCTCGAGGACTTCAGGATCTCGACGCAACCCACGAACCTGATCGCGCCGGTCATCAACCTGCTGGCCGGCATGGAGGCCAAGAGTCGCACCGACTGGCGCGTGTCCTCGGGCAACCTGGCGCGGCCGCTGCCCGAGCCGCTGAATCAAGCGCTGAACGCGGAACTCAAGGACGCGCAGGTGAAGTCGGGGGCCGACGAGGCGATCAGCGAGGCCTACGACTCGCAGATCGTCGCCGGGATCGGCTGGACCGAAACCGGGCACGAGCTCGATGCGGTCAAGTACCCGCACCGCGTGGCGCATGTGCATCGCGACGAGATCGCGTGGGACTGGCGCGCCAAGCATCCGATGCTCGACGACGGCACCTTCGTGGTGCGCTCGCGCTGGGTCGATGGTGCGGTGCTGCCGCAGATGTTCCCGGGCGATCAGGAGTGGCTGCGCGAGGTCGCCAAGGGCGGCTTCTCGACGTGGCAATGGTCGATGATCAGCGAGGTCTCGCAGACCCGCCTGCAGCAGGCGCAGCGCGATGAGCTCACCTGGGGCAGCATGCAAGAGGTCGAGTGGCGCGACATCTACCGCGGGCGCGTGTGCCTGTGGGAAGTCTGGTACCGGCGCTGGGTGCGCGGCTTTGTGATGCGATCGAGCCCGCACGCCCGCGCCATCCCGTTCGATGAGACCAACGAGGCACACGTCGCCGCAGTGGCCGCCGGGCGCGTCTCGGTGCAGCCGGCGCTCTACACCCGCGTGCGCGTGGCGCACTACGTCGGGCCGCACCAGATCGGCGACTACCCCAGCCCGTACTCGCACGGCTTTTTCCCCTACACGCCGTTCTGGGGCTTTCGCACCGACAAACTGCGTCAGCCCTACGGGGTGGTGCGCGCGATGCGTGGGCCGCAGGACGACGTAAATGAGCACGACAAGCGCCTGGCGATCGATTCCAAGGTCAAGCGCGTCATCGCCGAGTCCGATGCGCTCGACACCTCGTTCAACACCTGGCAGGACGTGGCGGCCGAGATCAACCTGCCGAACAGCCAGATCCTGCTGAACCCGCAGCGGCGCGGTGCGCGCTTCGAGATCGTCTCGGGTGCGCAGACCGACCCGAACCGGATGAATCTGCGCATGCAACGCTCGACCGACATCGAGAACGCCGCGGGCGTCTATAAGGCCATGCTCGGCAAGCAGGGCGGCTCGGGCATCGCGATCAACTCGCTCGTCGAGCAGGGCAACACCGGCCAAGCCAAGATCAACGACAACTACCGCGCTGCACGCCAGCGCATCGGACTGATGCTCTTCTCGAACCTGCTGGACGATCTGCGCGAGGCGCGCGATGTGCCGATCGGCTTCAAGAAGGACGGCAAGGTGCAGGTGGTGGTGTGCAACCAGACGCAGCCCGACGGCTCGATCGGCAACGATCTGCGCCAGGTGCATGCCGACGTGTCGCTCGAGCAGATCCCGACCACAGCCAGTTACCGCATGCAGCAGCTGCAGATGATGGTCGAGCTCACCCGCAGCCTGCCGCCGCAGGTGCAGGCCGCCACGATCCGCTATGTGATCGAGCTCACCGACCATCCGCAGCGCGAGGCGATCATCGCCGACCTGGAGCGCGCCGGCTTCATTCAGCCTGCAGGCGACGACCAGCAGGTGCAGGCTGCGCAGGCGATGCAGCAGCAGCTCGCGCAGCAGGCCGCCAAGCTCGAGGCCGACGACAAGGCCGCGGCAATCCGCGAGCGACTGGCGAAAGTCGAGAAGCTGCTGGCCGAGACCGAGGCGATCCGCGCCGAGATGGGGCAGGGCGCGATGCCGATGCAGCCGACGCCGGCCGCGCAACCCGAAATGATGCCCGCCGAGCCCGCTGTGCCGATGGAGGCGCCGCCGGTGACGTGGCAGTAACGAACACGAATTTTCCCGCGCCGCTGGGGTATCAGCGGCACCCCCAAGAACCCGCCTTCGAGCGGGTTTTTTCATTCCGACGCCCGCCGGTGAAAGGGCAACGAGGTAACTCCCCATGACTGTTGATGTTGACGAAGTGCTCGGCGACGCGCCGGCACTGGACGATGATCTGCTCGAGCGCATCGAATCGCTCACCGACGCGCAGCGCGCCGAGGTGGCCGCGATGACCGCCAGCGAGGCGAACGAATACCTCGCCAAGCTGGGCGCAGCCGAGCCGCAAGACCCGCAACCCGAAGCGACCCCCGCCCCCGAGGCGAAGCCCGCGGCGAAGGACGGCAAACAGGACGTACCAGGCGACTCGTCCGGCCAGCCCGACTCCGAAGCCGACGACAGCGGCAAGCACCGCGACCTGCACAAGGAAATGGCCCGCATGGCGCGCGCACTGCAGCGCCTACAGGCCGAACGCGATGAACTGCGCGCCCAGGTGAAGCAGGGCGGCACGCAAGCGGCAACGCCCGCGCAGCAGGCGCAAGCCGACGCGCTCGCCGAACAGGCGGGCGACCTCGAGCAAGCGCTCGCAGCCATCGCCGACGACTCGCCCGAGCTCGCCGGCCTGGTGCGCAACCTCGTGGCCACCGTGCAGCAGACCACCGCCCAGGTGCAAGAGCTGCGCAGCGCGACCGCCCCGGTCGTGAAGCAGGTGGCCGACACCGCGGAAGCGGCGTTCGAGGATGCGCTGGCGCAGGCGCCGGACCTGGCGCTGTGGGTCACGCTCGAGGACGACGCGGGCAAGGCGCTCGTGGCTGAAGCGACCGCCATCGAGGATCGTCTGTTGCAGTCGCCCCACTGGGCGGCGAAGTCTCAAGCCGAGCGCTTTCAGAAAGTGGTCGAGATGGTGCGCGACATCTATCCCGACGCGCCGACCGCGGTAAAGCCCGAGCCCAAGACCGAGCCTCAACCTCAACCGAAGCAGCAAGCCACTGCCGACCTGAAAGCTGTAGCGCAAAAGGCGCTGCAAAAGGCGCAGGCACGGCCCGCGGTGGCCTCCCTCACCGATGTACCGGGTACGCCCGGACCGACCGGCTCAGCGACCGATCAGGCCCGCCAAGTCAGCGCTGCGGCGATGGCGGACATGTTCGCAAAGATGACCCCGGAGCAGGTCGACGCGTACCTGGCAGCCAATACACCCAGGAGCTAAACGATGTCTCAAACGACCGTTCCTTCGGGCTCGGATCTGGCGGTTCGCCAGTACTCGAGCGCAATCTTCACCTCCATCCTCAACACCGGCGGCCTCAAGTCCGCGCTGTCCGGCCCGGCTCCGACCATGGCCGAAGTCGAGCGCTCGGGCAAGGGCGAATCGTCCCGCTCGATGCCGATCGTCAACATCCTGGACCTCGCCAACAAGCCCGGCGACGACATCCAGGTGACGCTGGTCAACGCCATGAACGAAGAGCCCATCATGGGCGACGAGAACGCCGAAGGCAAAGGCGAGAAGCTCGACTTCGCGATTGACCGCTTCAAGGTCGATCTGACTACCAAGGTGGTCGATCCGGGCGGCACCATGGCCCAGAAGCGCAGCCAGTTCGATCTGCTCAAGCTCGCCAAGGCGCAGCTGCCGGGCTACTTCAAGCGCCTGTTCTGGCAGGAGTCGCTGGTCCACATGGCGGGTGCGCGCGGTTCGCAGTATGACCGCCGCTGGATCCTGCCGACCGACGCCGGCCGCCTGTCGCCGATCCTGGTCAACCCGCTGCGCGCGCCGACCTACAACCGCCACTACGTCGTGGATGGCAACTACCTGGTGCAGGGCGGACAGCAGCTCGGCTCGGTGGATTCGGCCGATGCCCTGAAGCTCACCCACCTCGATCAGATCCGCACCATCATCGACGACAGCCCCTACACACTGCCGCCGGTGCAGATCCCGGGCGACGTGACCGCCGAAGACGATCCGATGTGGGTCATGCTGTGCTCGGGCCGCGCCTACAACTCGCTGCTGGTTGAAGCCTCGGGCATCCGCTCGTGGCAGGCCAACGCGGCGCAGCGCGAGATCGCGAGCAACCGCCATCCGCTCTTCCGCGGTGACGTGGGCATGTGGAACGGCATCCTGGTCAAGAAGATCAGCGAAGCGATCCGCTTCCTCCCGTCCGAGACCGTGAAGGCGATCGAGGCTGCGAACCGCTACACCGGCACCGAGACCAACGTCACCGTCAATGGCTCGCTCTCCGCGGGCTACGCGGTCGAGCGCTGCATCATCCTCGGCGGCCAGGCGCTGGCCCACATCTACGGCCGGGATGAGGGCGGCGAGCTGCCGTTCCGTCTGCTGCAGAACCCGCGCAACTTCAAGCGCTCGGTCGAGATGGCGGGCGACATGTGCTCGGCGCTCGGCAAGCTGCGCTTCAAGTACAAGGACGGCACTGGCCTGGAAGAGCTCACCGACCACGGCATCATCGTGGTCGACGTGGTGGTCAAGCTCTAAGGCGCACCGCCTGACACCGGGCTGGCGTCGCGCTGGCCCGGCTTACACCCTTCACGATTCAAGGAGAAAGCCAGATGGCTCGAATCTACTCCCGCGGGCTCTCCAAAGGCCCCAATGCCATGCGCGCCATGGGCGCAGGCGACGGTGTGTCGGCGGACGAAACCCTCGTCCTGTCGGCGGCGCCGAGTGCTTCCGACGTCCTCGAACTGCTGTTCGTGCCCGCCGGCGCGCGACTGCAGACGCTCGAGATCCGCAACACCGACATGGACACCGGCACCGCGTTTGCGGCCAAGGTGGGCTTTGCCTCGGTCGATGGCAGCGAGTCGGATGACGACTACTTCGCCGCTGCCGGCGCGTTCTGCCAAAGCGCTGGTGTGACCCGCTTCAACTTCGCCCCGATCACCTTCCAGCGTGACACCTGGGTGATTGCCACCGTGACCACCGCCCCGGGCACCTTCGCTGCGGGCAGCGTGACCACGGTCGGCCAAGGTCGCTCGCTCGGCGCGAAATAAGCGCTGCGCGAGACGTCTCAACCCCAAGCGGCGGGCTTCGGCTCGCCGCTGTCTTTTCTGGAGGTGCGCACAGATGGCGCAACGAATGAACATCACCTACGTGGGCGCAAAGCCTGCCCGCGAGGATTCGGTCGCCGGCACCGGCCTGGTGTGGCGCCAGGGCGAAACGCTGCCGGTCCCGGTCGCCGCCGCTGCGCTGCTGCTGCGCCACCCGGATGTGTGGGCCCGCGCTGACGATGACGTCACCGATGACGGCGAGCCCGAGCAAGCGCAGGAGGCGCCCGCGCCCAAGCGGGACGAAACCGACGAGGCGCTCGATGCCGTGCCGCTGCAGGCGGTGGCGGTGATGGACAAGGCGGATCTGGCGCGCTTTGCCGCCGAGCACAACCTGGTGCTGGATCGTCGCGCGGGCGTGGATAAGCAGCGCGCGCAGATCATGGCGCAACTGAAGACGGCGTAAGGAGAAGCCCATGAGCGCATCTGTCCAACTGTGGCAAGACCACGATCCGGTTTCTGCTGCAAACCCGCTCTCTGTCGCGGCCTCTGAAGCTGCCGTCGCCGCAAACGGCACCTCGCTGCCACTAGCCAGTCTCGCCCAGGCCCTTGGCTACAACCCTGACGGCACGCTGGCCTTCGTGCAGGTCACGCATCAAGGCGTCACCTACCGCCAGTCGATAACCTGGGGCGCCGGCAAGCTGACGGCTGTCTCTGCCTGGGAGGCGCAGCCGTGAATCTCGCGCAGCATCTGATTGAGCACGCGGCGCTGGGTGTGGCTCCTGTCGCCCTGCCGGTGAACGACATCGGCCGTGCCGGCGCTCCCGGCTTCGGGGTCGGCATTGCGCCGGCCGATCGCATCAACGGCCGCGTCGGCATGACGGGCTACACCGACCCGATGTCGGACAACTTCGGCAACTACCTGCTGCCTGATGGTTCAGTGCAGGTCTGGATTCCGGCTTTCTACTACAAGGAAGGTACCGGCGCTAACGGCCTCGCGGTCAATCAGATCCACATCGAGCGCTTTGGCGCGTTCGCCGACGTGGAAGCGGCCAATGCCGCAGGCTACGCACTGCACCGGGCGTTCTACAACGCGGGCGCCGTGCAGCCTGGGTTCTGGCGCGACAAATACGTGTGCTCGAACAACGGCGGCGTGGCGAGCTCGATCAAGCTCGGCAATCCACTCTCAAGCAATAGTGCCCACAACCCTTTCAGCGCACTGAACGGCTCGCCCGCCAACATCTACGGTGGCGCGCTGGCTGCTGCGCGCACCCGCGGAGCGCAGTTCTTCCCGGCCACGATTTTCATGGCCGACGCACTCAACCGGCTCGCGCGCGCTGCAGGGCAGGCGGGCGGCCCGCTGTGCGCCTGGCACGATCCGGCCGGCGTCAACAACTTCCCCAAGGGATGCAACAACAACGCACTGGGGGATACCAACGACGCCACGCTGCGCTTTGTTTCGGACGGTTACAGCAACTGCAGCAAAGCCGGTTCGGGCAACCAGTTCGCCAAAACCACGCACAACGGCCAAGCCTGTGGCGTGACCGACATCAACGGGCCGATGTGGCAAATCGCGCCAGGCATCACTTCGAACGGATCGACCTACTTCATCCTGAAGACCGCAGTCGACATGGAGCAGGTGACGGCTGGCAATACGATGGGCACCGACCTGTGGGGCGCCAACGGCATCACGGCACTGTATGACACGCTGGGGGCGACGTTTGGTGCGCTCACCGCCTCCAGTACGGCAAAAAAAATTGGCGCCGCCACGCAAACCTTTTCTGAATCCGTGTCCGGGCTTGAGTGGGCCGCCGCGTGCGCAGGTATCCCGCTGGCCACAGGCGTCGGCGGCACGAACCTGTTCGGCCAGGATGGGCTGTGGGACTACCGCCCGAATGAGCTGTGCCCGGTTGCGTTCGGCTACTGGAACAACGCGTCGGCCGCCGGGCCGGGTGCGCGTGCCTGCAGCAGCACGCGCGGCGACTCGTACGCTGTCGTCGGGCTTGCCTCCGCCTCGTATCGGTAATTGCGAAAGGGCCGGGCGATAGCCCGGCACACCCCCATGACCACACAAAAACCGCGCCATGCCGAATCGAAGCTGCACCGAAAGCTCGTGCTTTTTGGAGTAGCGCTGGAGGTGCGCCTACAGCACTTCCCGGCCTGCCATAAGTACGCACTGACGCAGGAGCTGCGGCGCGGGTATGTGGACGTCTATAACCTCGTCGTGGAGGCGCAAAAGCGCTGGCACAAAAAGACGACCCTGGGCAACCTCGACATCCGCCACGAGCAGGTTCGCATGCTGCTATGGCTCGCCTTCGAGCTGGGCCTGTTCGGCGCAGTCAAAGGCAGGATCGAAAACGATCAACTCGAAGCGGACCGGAAGTACCTCTACCTGTCTGCAATGTGGGATGAGATCGGCGCCATCATCGGCGGCTGGATCAACAAAGAATTCCCGTCGCCGCCCGAGCAGGCCGTGCCTGCAACGGAGGTGGCGTGATGCGGCAGCGTCTTAACATGCTGTGCCCGATTGCGTTCGGCAACTGGAACAACGCGTCGAACGCCGGGCCGGGTGCGCGTAACTTCAACAACACGCGCGGCAACTCGAACGATAACGTCGGGCTTGCCTCCGACCCTTTGCTTGTGCCACACGTAGCGCACGCTATTTGGCAAAGAGGGAGACGCTGTCGCGCCTTGAGGCGAAATGGGCGGGCTGGGTGCGTTCTGGTAGGGGCGTGCTCCCCGAAAGTCCGCGCACCGGAGATTGACCAATGAAGCGCGTGGGTGGCTTGTGCGCGCAGATTTGCACGCCCGAGGCGCTGATGGCTGCATGGCGGGCGGCGCAGCAGGAAAAGCGGCACACCTACGGCTTTCACGATTTTACGCGCCGACTTGGGCGCAACATGTTCCGGCTTGCTCGGACGCTACAGGACGGCACCTATCGACCGGCGCCATGCAAGCGCTTCGTCATTCGCGATCGCGCCAAGCCGCGCATGATTGAGGCGCCCGCGTTTCGCGACCTTGTGGTTCAGCACGCCGTCTATGCCGTGCTCACCCCGATCGTTGAGCGCAAGTTCATTGCCACCTCGTTTGCGTGCCGCACTGGTCGCGGCACGCACCAAGCGGCCGACTGGCTGCAGGACGCAATGAGGCAGGCTGCGCCCGATGCGTGGCTGCTGCACGTTGATGTGCGCAAGTTCTTCTATCGAATCGACCGAACGGTGCTGCAGGCGCGCTATACGCGGTGGATCAAGGACGCGCGCTTTGTCGCGTTGATCATGATGTTTGCGCAGCGCCCGGAGCCCGAAGGCGTGCCGATTGGGAATCTGCTCTCCCAGGTAGCCGCAAACGTCACCCTCAACAGCCTCGACCATCTCTGCAAGCGCGACCTGGGCCTGCGCGACTACGGCCGCTACATGGACGACGCCATCATGATCGTCGATGACCGCGCGCATGGCGAGGCGACGCTGCAAGCGATCGCCGAGCACCTGGGCAGCCTGCGCTTGGAGATCAGCCACTACCGGCTGCAGCCCATCGGGCGCGGTGCGAACTTCGTGGGGTTTCGCACCTGGCGCGCCGCGCGCTTTATCCGCAAAAGCTGCCTGCGGGATTTTCGTCGCGACGTTCAAAGGGGTCGCATTGAGTCGGCGGTATCGCGCCTCGGACATGCCTGCAAAACGCATTCGTTCTCACACATGATGACCTACACGAAGGATACAAACCATGACCTCTATCGTCGGCTACCGCAAGCACTACACCGCGCATACCGTCATCACGCTCGATGTGCCGGACAATGCGCCTGACCCCGAAGGTGGTGAAGACATTCGCTGCACTGAACTTTGCACCTTGGATGGCGTGACCTATGTTGCTGTGCCCGATGCCGTGACGCTGCCCGAGCAGCCTGCCCAGATCGCGGACACCGTGACCCCCGCCACTCTGACGCCCGAGCTGCGCGAGGCGATCAAAGCCGCCAGCCCGCACTGCCAGCTCATCACCGAGCGCATGCAGGACCAGATCCGCGCCCGCTACACCGCAGAGGACGAGATGTACTTCGCGCGCATCGGCGGTGGCGCAGCGCTGGGCGTCTATCAGTTCGAGTCCGGCGAAAAGGAGCGGCTCCTGGCCTACGGCGCGCATATCGAGTCGGTGCGCCAGTGGGGTCGGGCGGAGCGTGCGAAGCTCGGGCTGTAAGGGCGCGCGCCATGAAGCAAATCCTGATCGCCCTCGACCAGCTCGCCAACGCCCTGCTTGCGGGCTACGCCGACGAAACCCTGAGCGCCCGCGCCTACCGCTTGTCGCGCGACCGTGGCCGGCACTGGCCGCGACGGGTGATCGACGCCCTGTTCTTCTGGGACCCGCATCACTGCGAGAGCGCCCACCTATCTGAGCTTTTACGGCGCCACATGCCGCGCCAGTACCGCAACGACGCCGCCCCTTGAGGCGGCATTTTTACGCCCATGAACAGGACGACCCCCATGAGCACAGCGCCCGCTGCCGACAAGCTGCGCCGCGACCACATCACCCTGACTGCACGACTGGAGGCGCGACTCGATGAGTTGCGCGGCGACGTGGGCGACCTGAAGACCGCCATGCGCGATCTGGCGACCGCGCTCACGCAGATCGCGCTCGTCGAAGAGCGCCAGGCGCAAGCGGCCGCTGCGCTCGAGCGCGCGTTTAACGCGGTCGGGAAGGTCGATGCGCGCGTCACTTCGCTCGAGGGGCGGGTCTTTGAGCTTGAGAAGGGCGACGTGGAGCAGAGCAAGGCCGCCTCCATGGCCGAGCGCGTGCTGCTGGTGTGCGCGGGCCTGGTGGGCATGTACCTGCTCAAGAAAGCAGGGTTGATGTGACGGAGAGCGACATGAATTTCGACCACGCGTTTGAGCGACTGATCGGGCATGAAGGCGGGCTGAGCCTGGACCCAAACGACCGCGGCAACTGGGCCAGCGGCAAGATTGGCGTTGGCGAGCTGGTGGGCACCAAATTTGGCGTGAGCGCCATGGCCTACCCGCACATGGACATCCGTAACCTGACGCTGGCCGAGGCAAAAGCGATCTACCGGGCCGACTACTGGGGGCGCGCGGACGATCTGCCGGACGCCGTCCGGTTCGACTTTTTCGACGCGGCCGTGAATTCCGGTTACCGCCAGGCGGCGAAGTGGCTGCAGCGCGCAGCCGGCGCAATGGACGACGGCATCATCGGCCCCAAAACAATTCTGGCGGTGCGCATGGCCGACCCGCAGCTGCTTGCCAAGCGCTTCAACGGTCACCGGCTGCGCGCCATGGCCGACATGCCCGCGTGGTCGTCGCAGGGTCGCGGCTGGGCACGCCGCATCGCTGCCAACCTGCTCGGTGCCTGACATGGCCTCCGACGAACTGCCCATGTGCTGCCGTACCTGCGCGCACAAGCAAAGCCAGTACCTGTACCCCGCCTGGACGCACCGCTGCACGCGCGCCAAGCCAATGGTCGAGGGTTGCCGCTGGAAAACCCCACGCACGCACTCGGAGGTGCGCAATGAACGCAAAGATTACTGACCTCGCCCGCTGGAAGGCCGCGCATCAGCGCCCGATCACGGACGCCTGCCGCTGGTCGGAGGCGATCGAGACCGTGACCCGCGCGAACCTGCAGGCATGGATGACGATGACGTTCCTGTGGCCGCGCATCCTGCTGCGCACGACGTTTGGGGTGTGACATGGACTGGAAAGAGGTAGGGCGATCGGTCGCATCGGCGGCGCCCGCGCTCGGCGTTGCGCTTGGCGGCCCTGCGGGCGGAGCGGTGGGCTCGCTGATTGCGGCCGCCTTCGGTGCGGACTCTACGCCTGCGGCTGTTGCGCGCGCTGTGGCTGCAGACCCGAACGCCGCGGTGAAGCTGCGCGAGGTGGAGCTGCGCCACGCCGAAGCGCTGGCCGCACTCGCCGCGCAGCAGTACGAGGCGCAACTGCTGGACGTGCAGCAGGCGCGCGTGGCGCATCGCGAGCACTGGATGCCGTGGGCGCTCACGATCGTTCTGGCGCTGATGGTGGCCGCGATGGGCGTCGGACTCTTCGTGCTCGACACGCCTTCTGAAAACCGCGAGGTGGTCTATCTGCTCGCAGGCCAACTGCTCGGTGCGTTTGCGACGGCGATCGCCTACTGGCTGGGCAGCTCCCGCGGCTCGGCAGAGAAACAACGACAACTGGAGGCCCGCTAAGCCATGCTGATTTCTGACGTCATCACGCTTGCGCGTGACCCTCTGAACGATGCCGCAGGCGATCGCTACACCGACGCGCAGCTGCTGGCCTTCTGTCGCCAGGCGCTCAACGAGGCGCGCCGGCTGCGCCCGGATCTGTTCATCGGCAAGTTCTCGATGAACCTGAGCGCGCTGATTGCCACCGATGCGCTCCCCGTTCCTGACGAGTTCGCCCAGGCGCTCGCCGACTTCATTGCCGGCCGCGCCGAGCTGCGGGACGACGAACACGTCAATTCCGGCCGCGCCGTGGCGCTCGCCAAGTTGTTCTCCCAGGCCCTCACTGGCAGGTAATCCCCCATGAGCAAGAGCATTGATCTCTGGCTGGACCTGGTCCTGCCGGACGTACCCGGCTGCCCGGCCGAATTTGCGCGCGCCAAGATCCGCGAGGCTGCAGTCGAGTACTGCGAGGCATCGCACGCCATCAAGGCCAGGCAAGCGCCTTACCAGATCGCTAGCCAGCGCTACAGCCTGGACGTGGAGCCCGGGCTGCATGTGTATCTCGTGCGCGCCGTGACCATCGACGGCCAGCCGATCGAGGACTACACCTTCAACGCCGAGGATCTGGAGCTCACCTTCGGCGATGCGGTGCATACCGAGGCTGGCCCGATCGCGGTGACGCTGGTGTTCGCGCCGAGCGAGGACGCCACGACGCTGCCCGATGCGCTATGGGTCGAGCACCGGCACGCGATCGCCGCCGGCGCGAAGGCTGCACTGCAGATGACGTCGGACAAGCCCTACACCAACCCGGCGGCGGCCGAGGTGAATGCGGCGCGCTTCACCCGCAAGGCGCTTGAAGTGCTGAATCACGGCGAGCGCGGGCAGAGCATGCGCCCGGCGCGCACGCGGCCGGCGATCTTCTGAGGGGCGCGCCGATGCTGATCTCGTGGAAGCTCTTTGGTGGCATGGCGCCGCGCGTCTCGCCGCGACTGCTGAAGTCGCACCAGGCGCAACAGGCGACGAACACGCGACTCACGAACGGAAAGCTCGTCCCGTTGCGTGCACTGGTCGCCGCTGCGGTCGCAGGGCGCACGCAGCCGATTCAGACGATCTACCGCTACGGCCCCGATACCTGGTTTGCGTTCCCGGGCGACGTCAATGTGGTGCGCGGCTCGTTTCCCGACGAGACCGAAAAGCGCACCTACTGGACGGGCGAAGGGGGCTTGCGCATGACCGACTCGGTGCGCGCAATCTCGGGCGGAGGCAACTTCCCGGGCGCGTGGATCAATCCTGGGCTCCCCAGGCCGCAAACCCCCATCGCGGTTGCCGTGGGCGGGGAGGGCGTTGCGGGTTCGCGCGCCTATGTGGTGACGCTGCTCTCCGCGGATCAGACGCGCGAATCGGAGCCCTCTGACCCGCACTTGGTCGAGTACCTGCTCCCGGGCGCCGCCGTGACGGTGACGATGCAGACCTCGATCACCGGCGCGTTCGATGTGGGCTACAAGCGCATCTACCGCACGGACGCGCTCGGCGTCTTCCGCTTCGTGGCCACGGTCCCGCTTGCGACCGTTACCTATGTCGATGAGCTTGCCGATACCGCGCTTGGCGAAACGCTCCCGAGCGGCGGCGGGCGACCGCGCTGGACGGCGCCGCGCGACAACCTCGCCGGGCTCTTTTCAATGCCCAATGGCTTCATGGTCGCAGGCGCAGGAAACCGGCTGTGCATGTCCGAGCAGTACCAGGAGCACGCCTGGCCGCGCGAGTACGAAAAAGGGCTCGACGCGGACTTCGTGGCCGGCGCCGCCTTCGGGCAGATGGCCGTGATCGGCACGACCGGCTCGCCCTACATGCTGACCGCCACTGATCCGGCCTCGGCCATGCTGGAAAAGATCGAGTCGGGCGAGGCTTGCCTGTCCGCGCGCTCGATGGTCGATGCCGGCACCGGCGCCGTTTATGCCGGCCCGAGCGGGCTGGTGGGCGTGAGCAGTTCGGGCGCGCAGGTGGTGACGCAGCTGATCCTTTCGCCTGAAGAGTGGAATGCGCGCTACTTCCCGGCCACGATCCGCGCCTACCTGTGGCAGGGCTGCTACGTGGGCTTTTACACGCGCACGAACGGCACCAAAGGCGGCTTCGTCTTCAATTTGGCAACGTCTGACCTCTACGACCTCGACTTCTACGCGATTGCCGGCTATCGCGATCCGGCCACCGGCGACCTGTTCCTGGTCAAAGAGGACAGCAACACCATCTGGCGCTTCGATGGCGGGGCGAGCCTTACTCAGGTCTGGAAAAGCCCGGTCACCGAGGCCGCGCAACCGTGGAACCCGGGCTGCGCGCAGGTGTTGGCCGATACCTACCCGGTCACCTTCAAGCTGTGGGCCGATGGTGCGCTCAAGGTGACCAAGACCGTGCAGGGCAAAGAAGGGTTCTGGCTGCCCTCCGGCTACAAGGCGCGCGACATCGAGGTGGAAGTGTCCAGCACAACCGTGATCCACGCGGTGAATGTCGGCAGCACGAAAACCGAACTCGCAGGAGCGTAACGCATGGCCGAGCAAACCAACCTCCCGAGCATCCCGCCGCCGAACGAAAACAATCTGGTGGCGTTCGCGCGCGCAGTGAAGGAGGCGCTCGAGGTGCGCCTTGGGCGCCGCGGGCAGGGCTTGGATGCGATGGTGACCTTCCGCGACCTGGACAAGGTGCAGATGGTTCGGGGCGACGGGCGAGGGGGGGTGCTGGGACTTAAGCCGCCGACAGCCAACGGAATCACGCCAGAGCCCGGCTACGACCCAACTGCAGACCTTGCGCCTCCGCCGGCGCCGCAAAACGTCAAGGCTTCGGGCGCGGTGCGCAACATCATCCTCGAGTGGGACGGCCCGCCATCGACCTACCGCAACCACGCCTACGCGGAGATCTGGCGCTCGAGCACGAACAACCTGAACGACGCGGCACAGATCGGGCAAAGCGGCTCGACCATGTACGTCGACAACGTCGGCGAGGGGCAGGCGCGCTACTACTGGGTGCGCTTCGTGTCACAGGCGAACGTGACCGGGCCGTGGCATGCAGCGGCGGACAATGGCGCGCAGGCGGCGACGGCGCTCGACGTGGGCTATGCGCTCGAATTGATCGAGGGGCAGATCCGGGAAACGCATCTGTACAGCACGCTGGGCGAGCGGATCAACCTGATCGACGGAATCGGCCCGGGTAGCGTGAATGCGCGCGTTTCTGGCGTGCAGGCGCAGGTGGATTCGATCAACGCCGAGCTTGCGACCATCTCGCAGACGCCCGCCTACGATGCGGCCGAGACCTACGCCGCGGGCGACCTCGTGACCTACGAGAGCGGACTGTACCGGGCGCAGCAGGAGACGACAGGCAATGCGCCGACGAGCGCGACTCACTGGGAGAAGGTGGGCGACTACGCGAGCCTGGGCGAAGCGGTGGCAGCCCATGCGCTGCAGCTCACCGACCACGAGACGCGCGTAACGAGCGCGGAAGGCGCGATTACTGCAGAGGCTGAGGCGCGCACACTGCTTGCGACACAAGTCGGAGCCAATACGGCTGCCATTCAGGCCGAGGCGCAGACGCGCGCCACCGAGACGGGCGCGCTGGCCACGCAGATCACGACCGTCGTCGCCAACTATCAAGCCGCCGATGCAGCGACACTCACGAGCGCAGAAGGCTACGCGGATAGCGCCGCGGCGGCTGCGCTTGCCACTGCGGAGGCAGCAGTGCAGGCCGAGGCTACGGCTAGGGCTAATGCCGACGGGGCGCTGGCCACGCAGATCACGACCGTTTCCACGACCGTCGGCGGCAACACCTCCGCCATCCAGACGCAGGCGACCGCGATCAACGGCCTGTCCGCGCAATACACGATCAAGGTGCAGGCGGGCGGTATTGCGGGCGGCATCGGTCTAGCCGCCGAGGCGCCTGACGGCTCCGAAGGCATGATCGACTTTGCGGTGCGCGCGAACCGCTTCTACGTCGCACCCCCTGAAGAGCAGGGCGACACTAAGACGGCGCTTTTCACGCACTACACCACGCCAACCGAAATCAACGGCGTCGAGATCCCGGCCGGCACCTACATGGACGCCGCGTTCATGCGCACGTTTGTGGCGCAGAAGGGGCAGATCGGGGCGCTGGCGGTCGATGATGCGGCGATCGCCAACCTGTCGGCGGCCAAGCTCACCGCGGGCGATGGCACGATCGGCGGCATCCTGAAGTCGGCGAACTATGTTTCGGGGGTCTCGGGCTGGGCCGTGCATCCGAGCGGCTGGGCCGAGTT